GTAGTTGTTCTTTTCTACAGATAACCATCTTTAGACGGTTACCTTCATTATACGTTTTCCAGACAGACTCAGGGCAGTCCTTGAGAATTAAGTACTCAATAGCCTCTTCTTCTGTCATCGCTGGCATTGGTTCTGTATTGTGCAATAGGTAGCCTCTGGTGTGCTTCTTAAAGTCAGGCTGTGCTTCGTCCTTTGCCAACTCGTGATACACCCAGACAGGTGGTAGGATACCGCCCTGTAGCGCACACGCCATCCAGTTAGGGTCAGGCACAAGTATCTTAGCGCACTCATCAACGCTGTCCTCATAGACAACCCTATAGTCTGACTGCACACCCTCTAGGTTTTCTTTCGCCCAGCATAGGCGGTCAAATAGGTGAGTGCCTTTAAATGATGGTGTCTGGGTCATCAGGCGAGGTCTCCTAGTGTATGCAAACAAACAACAGCGTGGTCTGCTGTACCTATGCTGCCATTGTAACAACTAATGTTTGTTGCTGTAGTTGTCATAGATGCTTCGCTTTGCAGAGTGCCAAAAAGACCGCTGCTTGCGTTTGCACTTACAGTGCTGGAGTAGTCATCATTGCCCATACTATTGCTATAATTAACAGTGTAATTTCCTGTATTATTATCGACCAATCCGCTTACTGACAGCGAGTCACGAATTGCAATAGTACCAGTGCCATTAAAGTTTACCCAACACTTCGCTAAACCCTGTTGCAAACTCTGCGTTGCCGCACCGCCTTCAGAGGTCACTGTGATATCACCAGCGGATGTCTTGCCAGTGAGGTTATCTACTTTTATCTCACTCATGCTAAGTCTCCGTGAATTGCTATTGCACATTCAGTTGGTTCAAACACTAAGTTTTGCTGATACTGTGTGTCTCCGGTAACTTTACTGGTTGTTTTTCCGGGGGTTGCAGTAGCGACATTTGCAAGAGTATTGTTCAGTGTGTCTCCACCACCACCACAAACTGCGGCATAAGTTCTCTGTGCAAACGAATTAGAAAAATTAAATTCGTGCCTTCCGCTTTGCACGTCTGTTACAGAAGCAATATTCAAACTTTGTTCTAGCGTTGGACCACTTAGGTTACATTGTAAAAATGTTTTCGCCGCACTCTGCTTAGTCAACGTGACAGGACTTGTGCCATCGCTGGCAGTGATTGTGTCTGCTCTTAGTTCACTCATGCTATCACCAGATTACCATTAACTGTAACGGTAACTCCTGTCGCTAGGGTTAGAGGGCCAGCGCATAGGGCGTTGGTGTTAGTTACTACTGTGACGCTAGTGTTTAACTCACTCTCATGCACCCGAAAGATATCTGCCGTACCACCACCACTATCACCGAGATAACTACCGCCACCTAGTACGAGTGCAGGGTCTAACTTGGCTTGTGTAATAGAGCCATCAGGTGGAACTGTAGTTTGTAATGCTAATGCGTTGTAAACCACATAAATGTCATCAGTTGCTATTACTGATCCAGTTAAAGTTACCGTTGTTCCAGCGGCTGTATAGGCTTCAGTAGGCTCTTGACGTACATTATTAATGTAAAGATCAATAGACTCTGAGTTTGCTACAGCATGAGATAGTGTAAGGGTTGTGCCAGTAGCACCAGTAAGATCTTGCTTTGCAGGAATACTGCTATAGCCTTGAACGGCTTGATTACCAATGTAACCCATAGTTTCCTCCCTTAAGCTGAGATGTCATCAACGGCAGATACCCAAACATCTAATGAAGAAGCTGTGTCTGATTTGACGTAAAGGCGATCACCTGATTGTACTACAATCTTAGCACCACCATCAAGTAATTGTAATGCTCCACCAGCTGCAATAGGTGCGCCTTTAACAAGGTAAATATCATTAGTACCATCGTTAATATAAGCGTCAACAACAATTGAATTTGATGTAATATTAGTCATATGAATACCAACAATGGTATCATAGCTATCAAAGTTTGCCCCATTAGGAATATCCGAGGCAGATGTCCCGACATCATTTCGGGTATATCTTCTAAAATTTTGTGCCATTATAAACTCCTATAGGGCTATTGACATTGCAATTGCAAAGCCTGCACTTGCACCAGCTGTTCCAGCTTCAAAGTTTCCTGATGTACTGTTATAAACAATTGTATCACCGTTAGCAACACCTGTAGTATTTACGTCTACAAGATCATCTAGCGAAGTATTATTAAGTACAAAAGTCCCATACCCTACAATATTAACAGTATCATTTAAAGCTGCACCTGTTGTAAGTACAATATCACTTCCTGAAGTCGCAGTAAAGTCAGTTGTATTAACTAGCTTAATACCGTTCAGGTATACGTCTACAAAACCAGCATCATAGGTAGCTGCAAAGGTAGTTTGACCTGCTGTTGCTACATAATTATATCTAGCTGAAGTTCCGTTAATTGCAGAGCCAGCATTAACAAAGTTACTACCATCATACACTTTCATAATACTTGCAGTAGTATCAAACCACAGATCACCTGTTGTTGGTGAAGGTGGTGTTGTTGCTGAGATAAAGTATGTATCAGCAAATGAATTAATGTCGGTAAGGTTAGTAGCTACAGTATTAACATTAGTAATATCATTTGCTACTGCATCAATGTTTGTTTGTTCTGCTGCTGTTGGTGAAATAAATAACCAGGAAGTAGTGCTGAGATCATATACCTTCATACGGTCAACAGTTGTATTATAATACAACGCACCATCTGTCAAGGCATTTCCATCATTATCTAGTGTTGGATCTGAAGTTTTAGATCCAAGATAACGATCATCAAACTCATCAACATAACCTGCTGCTGCAGTTTCAGAAGCTAAAGCTGCCGCTGCGCTTGCCGCTGCATTTGTCTCAGAAGTAGAAGCATTACTTGCACTAGTTGCTGCTGCTGCTGCATCTGCTGTTACTGTTGCTTCACTTGCTGCTGCATTCGTAGCACTAGTAGCTGCTGCAGAAGCACTTGTTGCCGCATTGGTTTCACTTGTAGCCGCGTTAGTTTCACTAGTGGCTGCATTTGAAGCACTAGTCGCAGAAGCTGTTGCACTATTAGCTGAACTTGTAGCTGAAGTGGCTGCATTGGTTTCACTAGTAGCAGCATTGGTTTCACTTGTAGCTGCATTAGTAGCGCTTGTAGCAGCTGCAGTTGCAGAGCTATTTGCTGAAGAGGCAGAAGCGAGTGCAGTGTTTTGAGAAGCAGTCGCTTGAGTAGCACTTGTTGCTGCTGAAGTTGCTGAGTTACTTGCTGCTGTTTGAGACGCTGCAGCATTAGTTGCGGAAGTAGAGGCTGCTGCTGCTTGAGCAGTTGCTGTAGCTGCGTCAGCTGCCGTAGTTGAAGCTGAGGTTGCTGCTGCCGTGGCACTATTTGCCGCCGCTGTAGCACTATTAGCCGCATTTGTTGCTGCGGTTGAAGCTGTTGTAGCAGAAGTTGCCGCATTGGTTTCTGAAGTAGCTGCGTTAGTTTCAGATGCTGCCGCTGCAGTTGCCGCCGCTTGTGCGGCTGCTACGTCTGCACCTACAATATCGGGGATACCATCAATCAGTGTATCTGTAAATAAACCTCCACTTGATGCGTTATCAGTAGCACCCGTAAAGGATCCAGGTCTTGCTGGTGTTGCCATTATATTAACCCTCTCCCGTTAAAGTTTACTTGTAGATTACCACCGGAGGCATTCCGCTTAGCATCTTCGTCATTAAGTTCAGCAATCTCTGCATTGAAAGCTTGTAAATATTTTGCTGCTTGGTCGTCCTCTTGAACATAACCAAAAATTTGAGTTAATGCTCCATAGATTAAAACTCTTTCGTTGCTATCTCTTAACCAGTTAGGAACAAGTGTACCCATGTAATAGGTAGAAGTTACTGTTCCTGCAGGATCTGCAGCCTGTGCTGCTGTTGCAGTAGCATATGCAGTTACACCAGTATTACTATTAAAGTAAAGTAATGCTGAGTTATTAATCCCTGCGCCAGCACCTACTGTTGTTAGAAAACCAGCAACATAGTTAAGTACTGTTACTGCATATAGCGCATCGAGTGCAGGTAGATTACGATAGTAATAAAGTTCAATAGCATTAGCTGAACCGCTAGTACTACCCTGACCGTAGCCAGGTGTTAATAAAATAACGTTTTGTTGACGAGCCCAATAATTATAACCTGTGTATTTCTCAGCAAGAACATCGTTAAAAGTACGAATATCTACCTTTTCATTAAATACACGAGTGCTATTACCATTGGCGTCCACTTCTCTTATTTGAATAAATTCGACTAGGTCAAACGGTAATTGTATTTCAGTAATACTACCGTTAAGCTGATTAGATGAAGTTGTAGCACTTAACAATGAAGCACCGCTATAGGTAGCTACATTTTCTAGTGGTGGTACACGAAGCTTCTTATAAGCCTTATCTGCTGCATACTTTAAACAATCACCAATGATTGCATCTGATACAGTTGCTTCATCTCTATTTGACCAGTTTCGAACCTTATCAATAAGCTGTTGATAAGTCAATGCCATCTGTGGCCTCCTAATTAAGTATTAATTACCAAATCGGAGTATTCTGTAATTAAGATCTTTTTAAGTTTCTTAAGGTTATTAGGATCTTGCATAAAAGCTGGATCGTGTAGATCTAGTTTATGGTCTTCAAGAATCTTAATAGCTACAATATCAGGGATAGTTGCCATCTTACGGTATCCATTATTGCTTTTACCATAATACGCTTCTTTATCCCGCTGAAGTTTTGCTGCTTCCTTATACTTTGAAATATCTTGTACTGCTTGCCAATCTCCACTCTGAAGATCAAAGCCAGCTTGAATACCTTCATTGGCTCCTACAGTTGCACTATAGAATTTAAAGTCTGTTTCTTTACTCATGTCCTCTCCTACTTAATTAGGCGGGTTCTGTATACGATACAAAACGACCTGACTTTCCAATATATCCTAATTGAGCACCTGCTGGGGCTGCAGCTGGAGCCGCGCCGACCGCAATTGTTGGTGATCCAATAGTTAAGTGTGTTAGCTTATAACCATTACCGCCGCTTACAGCAGCAGTGCGCCATACACATGTTTCAGCGGGGTAAGTATTCCCGTTAGCAGTTTGAATAACTAGCATTTACTTTACTCCTATTTGTTTGTTTATGAACGACCTTTAAATACCATTCCACCAGATGACTTATACTGCGGATCCATCTTTAAACCAGTGGTTCGCTCAGTATTCATTGGATGATTAGGTCTAACATTTTTAGGTGGTTTAGACTTAGGTAAAGGCATACCCTTCATACACTTGCCTGCAGCCTTACATTTAGCTGGTGATGGGCAATCTGCGCATATCTTCATATTATACTCCTATAGTAAAAAGAGGGGAAGCCCGAAAGCCTCCCCTCAATAAAACCTACTCTAGGCCGTAGATAGCACCACAACCCAATGGGTTACGGACTTCCAAGGTTGATTCTTCAACCATCATGCCTTTAGTTGAGTCGCCTTGCTG